TTCTTCAAAATCTAATTTCTCTTGCTTTCTCTTAGCAACACGCTCTTCCCATGCTTTTTGCTTATCCATAACAATTAACCAAGCGCCATGTAATATAAATGCTAAGCCAAGAAGAATTCCTGTTGCCATCGCCAGCTCAGCCATAATACGCAATAAATCTAATAACATAATATTACCCTCTCAATAGTTATACTCTAATTATATACTATTTCTCGCAAAAAGTAAAGCATTTTCGGGCGATATTCCAGCAACTTTTCTTGGACCTTTAGTGTGGTCGTAAATAGTTCCTAGAATTGATCTGGCTTGGACGTGACCATTCTCTCCCCATTGTTCATCACCAATGCTGTACGACTTTATCCCGTCACCTTCAAACATTTTTCTAACGCAGTCAAATATGTAACTATCGTGCCATTCTTTTCGATTAAAAACCATACCAGTGTTATATTCATACTGCATCCTTCTGGCGAAGTTCTTAATCTCAGGATGCTTCATATTAAAGTAAATGAATCCGCATTCAGAATACTCATCCCCTCTACCCAGATATGTGGTAATACAATCATCACGATGAATATGCTTTTTGACCCAAGAGGAATCGATCGGATTATGAAAGACGCTGTCAGCATCCACAAAAATTATACCATCAGTTGTAGAGTCCGAATTGAGTATTTCGTGCGTATAAGCATAAACTTTGTAGCAAAACCTTACCGCATCATATCTATAGTTTGATGACGAAACGTGAGACCACTTTTCAACAAAATCACGACACTGCGGTATGATATTGTACATGTCAACATCTTCGTTATAAACAATCAAGGGAAAGTCCCAGTTATATGTATCCATAAACCTATGGGCATACTGTTGATATAAACGATCATTCCAAGTGGTGACTGTTTTTATTTTCATCTGCGAATAATATCCTCTTCGACGCACTCAGTACCATACTGAACTTCTAAGATATGAGCAGGCTTATCAGTTTTGTTTGACGCTAGATGCCAAACTCCTTTTGGTATTACATAGCTTCTATTTTTAGTTTCTGTTAGGGTGATAGTATTCTTCATCGTAAGCGTTTCAATCGCTACAGTAACTTCGCCTTGTAGGACATACCAATGCTCATTCCTATGCGTATGCTTCTGATCACTCAAACTCTTTCCAGGTTCGATCACAAGTTCCTTGACCTTGACTGTTTTCTTGTCGTCCAACACACGCCAGTATCCCCATGGTCGCTCAGTCTTTTGCGTCTTCCACTCGTCAAGGATCCAACTGCTAGAATTCATTTTATTAGAGCCACCAACACCCCAAACAAACTCAACTCTTGGGTCATCGCCATACATTTTGTATTCGGGAGTATTGGCACCATCAGTCCTATCACCCCCATTAGCAAATAATATATTTGGCCACCTATCTAGCAGTTCGGAGATAGCATTACATGCTGTATCATCAGTATCGTCAAAGCATATCACCTCATCAACACACCGCAGAGCGCCCACCAACCTACAACGCTCAGTAATCGACATAAATGGCTTCCCTTTTTTACGAGTAAGCCATTCGTCAGAATTAATCCCAACAACCAAATGCCCACCAAGCTCTTTGGCTCTCTCAAAGTATTCTATATGACCAGAGTGTAATGGGTCGAATCCACCTGTTACTAATACTACTTTCTTCATTTTCCTATAATCCCATATTTAACATCACCCTCACCGAAATAATCTTCGACTTTGTACCCTACATCTTTGGCGCAGTCAACAGCGTTCCAAAATAAATCGACAAGAGCAGGATATGGGTGTTCAACTGGTTCACCAGTGAACCATTCAGGTTTCCATGGCTGGGTTGGCATGTTAGTAAAATGTAGTTGAAAGAATGGAACAATATCACCATCATGGCTGTTCCAAGCAGGGTCAAGTTCGCCAACATATGGATTATCCATTCTCGCAAATGTATGAATGAACTGATGATGAGAAGTAGGTTCTTGTTTCCATTCTTCTACTGGCGCCATTCTATCTTTAAACTTTTCGCAGTCGAATAGGATAACGCAGAACTCTTTACCACCGAACCGCTTACCATTCCTAGCAAGCATCCATTTGTCTTCCATATCCATATCAAACAACTCACCAATGTCATGAAAGTTTAGCATATCACAGTCAGTATAAATTGCTCGACCCTCGAAGTTACAGTACTCGGGGACTGCCCATCGGAACCCTGAGAATGGCGTTGACCAGTTTTGATCAGCAAATCCATGCCAGAACGATTTCTCATCGTTGGTTTGGCGCATCCATACTATCTCGAGATCTCTTTTAGTATTTTTGCGGAGAGTATATTCATATGCCATCTCAATTAAGGCATCCTCACCATTAGCTGAAGATCCAATGAATAGCTTAACTTTGTCGCTCACTATTATAGTCCTCTTTTAACTCACTTACATGTTTAGAGTGTATTTTACACCCGATAAACTCGTTATAATAATCATCACGCAAAAGGACATCTTTCTCAAACTGAAACTTAGCCTCATAATATGAGCATTCGCCTTTAGTTCGGCACAGTTTGAGGATATCACGTTTGAAAGGCACGCCTTGCTCAACAAGTTCTTTTACTTGTTCGCTAGAACCAAAGTACCGTTGCCAGTCCGACTGTACTTTAGTCTTAACTCTACGCTTGCGTGTTTTGGTGACAGGTAGTGTTTTGGGTTTCCAGAAGAACTTCTTACCAATATAAGAGACCCCTGTATTGAGATCTCTTACTTGGTAAACAAAACCTACATATTCTTTAAGTTCTTCTTCCGTTAAATCAAACGGTCTGTTATTGTAACTCCATGGGATGTCATGTGGTGTAGCCATAATAAAACCTTTATATTAGTCAACATCAAAATCGAGGTCTTCGATATCCTCTTCTTCAAGGTATTTATCTAATTCTTCAAACTCATCATCTTCTTCTTCGATGTTATCAACATCAACGCCAGCACCGCAAAACGGACAGTAAATAGGCAACTCATCATCAGAGTCTATATCTACTGTCTGAACTATGGAATATTCTGAACCGCAGTCATCGCAAATAAGTTCGTATGTTATTTCGTCCATTAGATTGCCCTTACGCATATGCTTCGTCCCACCCACCTGTTAGACCTGCAACTTCATACTCTGTAACACGGTTCTCGAAGAAGTTCGTGTGGTCGGCACCATTTAGTACCCATTCTAGCCATGGGAGTGGGTTCTCTTTGACCTTGAAGTTTGTCTTCAAACCAAGTTGTAGCAATCTTCGGTCAGTTATATAGCGGATATACTGTTTCACCTCTGAAGCCTCTAACCCCTCAACTGCGCCCATTTTATATGCGAGGTCAACAAACTTGTCCTCTAACTTAACAGCTTGTCTCGCTATCTCATATATATCTTTCTTAAAATCTTCATCCACTATCCTGGGATGCTCTGCGCAATATGCTTTAAATAATTTTGAGTTGCCTTCAACGTGAATAGACTCGTCTCGGATCGACCACTCTACAACCTTACCCATACCTTTCATCTTACCGAAACGCTGGAAGTTGAGTAGCATAACGAATGATGCGAATAAAGCCACCCCCTCGTTGAATACAGACTTGGCTAATGATAGACCAAGACCTCGAACTGTTGATGGATCAGCATCCATCATGAAATCAATCTTATCAGCCATCTCGCTGTACTCAAGGAACGCATGATATTCAGAATCAGGTAAACCTAGAGTTTCGTTGAGTAGAGCATAAGCACGTTGATGAATACCCTCTCGACCAGCAAACGAACCAAGCATATTTCTTACTTCGTTATTCTTGAACTTTGGTATAAACTGATCATAGTAATTTTGACCTACAGCAACGTCAGACTGCGTAAACAGGCGAAGAATGTTAGTAACATATTCCTTTTCTGTAAAACTCATTTTACCCATCTTCCAGTCAGTTACATCTTCTGACAGATCAACTTCATCTTCAATCCAGTGCGATTTCTCATGACGTGTAGTAATATCTACAGCCCATGGGTAATGGAATGGCTTGTAAGTTTCTGAGAACTCCATCAAACCGCCTTGCTTTTTGATCAAACTGTCAGCTTTAGCCATCAGGTCGTCATATGTGCCGATCAGATTATCGTCAATGAAAATCTGAGGAACCGATCTTGCTCCTGGAACCTTTTGATAAAATGCGAGACGCTGTTCTTCATCGTCAAGATTTATCTCGGTGTATGTGTATCCATGAGATTTAAACCAAAACTTGGCTTTCTCGCAGAATGGGCAGTTACTTTTGCTATATATTGTTA